TTTTAAAGATGATTTTACTTCTTCTTTTTTCTCTTCTTTTTTCTCTTCTTTTTTCTCTTCTGGTAAGTTTTTTTTCAAGGTAGTAAGAAATTTTTTTTCTGCTCTTAAACTATCAGCATTCATTATACCTCTTTTTCGTAATGTTTCAATTCTCGCTTCTAATTTTTCCCTTTTCTTTTCATCTTTTTCTTTTTTCAATTGTTTTTCAAGGTCTTTTTTCTCTTTTGTGTTTTTCTTTTGAGTTTCTTTCATTCTTTCTATTTTATCTTCTTTTTCAAGAATTTCACTTAATTCTTTTACTGAAATATCAACATCTTTCTTTTTCTTTTTTTCTTCTTGTTTCTTTTTTCGTTCTTCTTGGTTCTTTTTTATTTTATCAAATTTTTTATCTCTAACTTCCTTTTTATTTTCAAATAAAAATTTATCTAATGCTGTTTTATAATTCTTTTCAGTTGTTTCTATTGCTCCTTCAAAATTCTTTTCTGCTGTATCATAACTTTCAATAGTTTTTTTTTGTAATTTTATTGCGTCTTCTTTTACTCTTTTATCATCAAAATTTACATTTAATCTTTTTCCAATTGCTTCCATTATATCACGCATATTGTTCTTATTTACTCCCTTACTATCAAAATTGTTTTGTTGTAATGCTAATTTTACTAATTGTGGTGTAATTTCTTTTGATTTTCTATTTTCTAATGTTTTTAATAATTTTACTTCTTTTTCTCTATTTTCTTTTAACTCTTTTAAATGGTCTTTTGCTCCAACCACCATAAAATGTAATTGTTTTCCAACTACATCAATTTCCTTAAAATATTCTTCTGGTCTGTCTGCTTTTATTTGTTGTCTTTTTTCTTCTATTTCTTTCAATCTTTTTAATTTCTTTTCTCTATATTCTGGTATATCCATTAAAACTTTTTCTGGAACAATAGAACTATAATTCATAAATTCATTTGGTGCTTTAAATGAAGTCATACTATCACCTTTTTTATAATCAACCTCAAAACCATCATCTTTTAATTTATCAATAAATTCTTCATATTCTTTTAATGTATTCATTCTTTGTAATTTTCTATTTGCTTCACTACCACTTAATGCTCCACCTTTGATTTTTCTAATTTCTATGTTTCCACCAGACACTTTTGGATTTTTATTTAATGATTTAGAAATATTTTTATCAAAAGTGTCTTTTTTCATTCTTTCTTTTCCACCATATAATCCACCTCCTACTTTTTCTATTTCTTTTGGTTTTGCTATTGTTGGTATTGTATCTAATAATGTTTTCAATTTTGCTTCCATAAAATATTGGTCGTGTCTATCTTGTTCTCTTACTTCTTCACAAGTTTTTGGATACAATTTTTTAGGTAGTTTTGCCTTCCCAGTTTTCATTCTCATTCTACTACTTGAACCATCAATATTTCTAATTTTAAATCCTATTTTCATATAATAACAAACAATATCTGCTGGTGCTTTTATATGTGTTCTTAAATGAACTATTGTATCATCATTAATACCATATTCCTTACCATATTTTTCCTTCATATGTTCTAACATTAATGCTAAATGTCTTATTCCATATTTTGGCGGACAATTCGCCATAAAATTCGCATAAAATTCTAATAACATAATTTGATTTGGTTGTGGTGTTGAAACACCTTTTATTTTTTTATCTTTTATTTTTTCAATCGCCATTTCAATTTTAATACAAGCATCTTTATAAACTTCCCAATTTAGAAATTTTCTTTGTTTTTCTTCTTTTCTTGTTGTTTTTAAATCTTCTGTTGTTAATTCAGTAATCCTTTTTTTAAATTCATCTTTTGAAAATTCTGGATTATACATAGTAGATTTTTCATTTGGGTAATTTTCTACTTTTGGTTTGTTCCAATTTTGTCCTTCATATGTTGTATTATAATCTCCACCTTTTAATCCAGCACCTAAACCAGTAGTATTTTTAACTTTGTGTCCTTCTAACATATTACCACCTTTTACCTTCTCCATTTTTCCAGTTTCTTTATATTTGTTCCATATACCAGAACTTTTAATAAATTTAGATAATTGAATTGGTTTTAAATTAGTATACATTTTTGAAAGTTCTTTTCTAAATTGAATAAAATTTAATTGACCTTTACTTTCTGGTTTAAACTTTTTCTCTTGTTTTTTATATAGGTTTTTCGCTTTTATTTCTTTAATCGCATCTTTTTGAGATAAAGATGGATTTTTTTTTCTATATTCTGCTATGAATTGAAGATATAGATTAGGCATTTTTTATAATATAATTAAAGATTTTATTTTAAAAAAATATTTTACATATAAAATTATAGAAAAATTTTAATAATTTAATAGAATATTTTAGAGAATATTTTATTAATCTATACAAAAAAACAGAACAACACATATAAATTACAGAATATAATAATATATAGAAAAATTATTTTTTTCTTCCCATTAAATTAAATGCTAAATTAATTCTTGATTTCATTAATTTAGTCATTTTAAATTCTTTTCCTAAAAATTTAAATTTATTTCCAACTTCAACTTTCAATAATGGTTTTAAATCTGGTTTTGAAAATTTATAACTTTTAGGAACTTTTAATTGATTTCTCAAAGCATCTTTTTTAATTGTGATTTTTTCACCACCCAATTCAACAACTTCTTTTTTTACCATTTTTATAATATAATAAAAGAAATTAATTTATAATAAATCCTTTTTACAAATAGGAACTTTATAAAATAATCTAATTGTTCCATCTGGAAATGTTCTAACTCTTGGTAAATATGGGTCATCACAAATTGGATAATCATAACAATTAGGACAATCACACATACTACTAAATGCTCTTATTAATTCTCTATCATCATCACCAATTTCTTTTATATCAACTTTTAAACAATTTCCCATTTAATATAATTAAACATTTTCTAAAAATGTATTTAAAATTTCGTTTTCACATTCTAATGTATATTCAAATTTTTCTTTTGATTTCATATAACAAACCATTTGAAAAAATGTAATTAATAAAATACAACTCATAAAAATATAAAACTTAAAGATAAATAAATCCATATAGATTTATAATAGAAAATTATTTAGAAAATACCACCAATTTTTTTTGGTTTTTCCCAAATATCTTTTTTACACAATCCAAATCCTAATCCAATATTTACCGCTACTTTATCCTCGTCAATATGATATTCTAAATGTTCTTTATAATGTTTTTCACACCACCAAACATTTTGATTTTCTTTGGGACATTTTAAACATTTAATAGGATTTAATAATCTTTTACGACACATAATACAATATTTTTTCTCATAATTTAATTCTTCTTCTAATAAAAATTCAACCATTTATATAAAATAATATTAGAAATTAATTTAACGCCAAATAACACCTAAACTTCCAGACGAATTAACCGCTGATACATATGAAACCTTAATAAAATCTGCGTGTGTTTCTCTTGTATGTAATAAATCCCCAGAAGCATTAAAATTTAATTCTTCGTGTGATGTATATGTCTTACCTAAATCATAACTATAATGAATTGTAGCAAGAGTTGTTAATGCTGGTGTATCAGTAGAACCAACAATTTCAACTAAATTTTGTTGTTTATTTTTCATATAAACTTCCCCATCATATTCTAATTGTGCCGTCCATTCCCCTAAATTTGTAGGACTTCCTTTAACTCCAATAGTAGATAATTGATTATTTGAATTACCAGACATCTTTTTTATAATATTATAAAACATTTTTTTTTTAATTTTTTTTTCTGTTTTAATATTATAAAAATGGTTCAAAAAAATAAAGGTTGTTCTTGTGAATGTGGTGAAGGTAATGAGGGAAATTGTAAAATGGATAGTGAATTAGTAGGGGGAATGATGGAAATTATTAATGATGAAAGTGGATTAAAACCATCAACACCAAGAGATGAAACCGATGGAATTAAAGGTGGTGAATTGGAACAAGATGGAAATTTACTAATCCAATTAGAAGATGATTTTGAAAATTTAAGTGATAGTGTAGACGATTTAAAAGATGGAAAATTAAAAGATGGTTTGTTTAAATTATTAGATAAAATAGAAGCATTAATGAAAAAGCATATGTAATTTTTTCTTATATTATATTATAATACAGAATGTTAAGCACTACAAAAGGTGATGATATAGCAAAAATATACAAGAAAGATGGTAAGAAAAAACCAAAAGTTCAACGAACAATAAAGATTTATGACGATAATTTCACAGAAACGGCAACAGATGAAAACCAAGAAATGAAAATTACAAATAAAGATGAATTTTTCTTTCCAGTTCCTCGTAAATTTAGTGAAAGAATTTATGTGTCCGCCCCTTCTGGTGCTGGAAAATCTACTTGGATTGGAAATTATTTAACAGAAATTAGGAAGGCAAAAGGTGGTAAAAAAAGAGAAATCTTTTTATTTTCAAGAGTAGAAGATGATAAACCATTAGATAAACATAATCCTATAAGAATTCCATTAGAACGCTCAACATTTGATACTGACCCATTACAACCAGAAGATTTTGAAAATTCGGTTGTAATTTTTGATGATATAGATACAATTATGGATAAACCTTTACTAAAATATTTACAAGAATTTAGAGATGATTTATTAGAATGTGGACGACATTATGGAATTACAACAATATCAACAACACACCAAATTTTAAATTTTAGAGAAACCAGAAAACTTTTAAATGAGGCAAATGCTGTTGTAATTTTTCCTCGTTCTAATGGTGCGTATCAAATAAGAATATTTTTAGAGAAGTATATGGGGTTTGAAAAAGACCAAATAGAAATGGTTAAAAGATTACCAAGTAGATGGGTTTATTTTTGGAAAGAATTTCCACAATATTTAATTTATGATAAAGGAATTAAAATAAATAAATTGTGAGTTAATATTATATAAATGGGAGGAAATGATTTTGTAGCAGTTTGGGATTGGATAAAATCATATATTTTTATAGAAAATATTGAGTATGATGATGAAGAATGGGAATTATTGAAAACAACAACACCAATAAGACCATATATTGATGAAACTTTTGACGAATACGAAGAACGAATAAAAGAAAGGCAAAAAGTAATTGATAGAATAACAAAAAATCAAGAAAAAAGAAGGAAGAAAAGAAAATTACCACCAACACCAAAAATAAAAATACCAAATCCACATTTTAAGGATAATCAATCATTAAATTATTAGTTTTTTTTTTATTTAATAATATTATAGAATGGGTGATAATATTATCAATAAAGATATTTATAAAAAAGCAAAAAATAAAGCAGATAAGGTTTACGAAAAACATTCCGCATATAAATCTATGTATACTCAAAAAGTTTATAAGGATTTAGGTGGAAAATATAAAGGAAAACAAAAAACAGAAGGAGTATCAAGATGGAATAAAGAAAAATGGGTTCAAGTAAAACCATATTTACAAAATGGAAAAGAAATTGAATGTGGAGAAGATAATAAAAAAAATAAAGTATGTAGACCATTAATTCGTGTGAATAAACAAACACCAATTACATTACCAGAATTACAAAAATTACATAGTAAAAAGGATTTATTGAATTTAACAAATAAGAAAATTAATGATATGAATGGAAGAGTTTTTTGGAAAACACTTAAATATTATCCATCTAAAAAATAATATTTTATATTATTAATGAGTTATAGAATTAAGGATATACAATTAAAAAAAGCAAAAAAAATAGGTGTGGAAATAAAACCTTCAACAAATAAAAAAAAGAAATTAGATGTATTCAAAAAAGGTGAAAAAGTTGGTTCAATTGGAGCATTAGGATATAAAGATTTTGGAACATATTTAGAAGAATTACCAAAAAAAGATGCCGAAAAAAAAAGGAAAAATTATTTAGCAAGACATTCAAAAGAACCAAAAATGAAAGATGGAAAAAGAACAAATAGTTATTACGCAGATAAAATTTTATGGTGAAAAAAACCTTTATTAATATTAATGGAAGAAGCGGTTATAAGAACTTTAAGAATAGAACGAGCAGTAAGCAATTTTATTAATAAATTGAAATGTAAATTACAAATAAGGTGCTGTTGTAAAAGTGATTGTGGAACGAAAGACACTTTTGAGATTTAATTATATATTCAAGAAATTATTTTAGTCAAAAGTGGATTTTTTTAATTTAATTTAATTTAGTTTTATTTTTATTTTCTATGAATATATTATAAAAATAAAATGGGTTTTCGTTGTGAATTATGTGATGAATTTTTAAATATATTCCAATTTAGTCATTTATGTGATAAATGTTATAGAATTAGAACAATAACTAAATGTTATTCAGCAGATACAATTTTAAATTGTTTAGAAAATAACTTTTTATTATCACCAAAACAAGTAGCAGAATTTAAAGTAAAAGATGAAGAATTTATGAAAGAAGAAGAAAAAAGATTAGAAGTAGAATTTAATAAACAATTAAATGGATTACTTCCAAATGAAAGAACAGAAGCGACCATAGAAGAAACAGAAACTTTACCAACAATAGAAGAAGAGAAATCTAATGAAGAATTACTTAAAGAAAAGGAAGAAGAACGAAAAAAACAAGATGAAGAAACAAAAAAACTTAAATAAAAATATTTCATAATATTATAAAATGGTAGATAGAATAATTGATAATCAAGAAACAATTAAATTAAGTGGGACAGAAGTTGAAAATATTGTAGGAAGAAAAGCAAGAGTTATTCCTTATCACGAACTTCCAAAATATTCATCAATTGAAGAAGTTTTAGGTTTAAATAAAGAAGTAGTTATTTTATATGAAAGTAAATATAATGTAGGTCATTTTGTATCATTATTTATACAACCAGATAATCCCAGAAATTTGATTTTTTTTGACCCATATGGATTTTATCCAGATTATGAGTTAAATTTTGCTAAATATAATCATATTCCTTACCTCACAAATCTTATAAAAAATTCTAATTTGAATTTACTTTATAATAAATATAGATTACAAGAATTTAGTAGCGATACAAATACTTGCGGAAGATGGAGTGCTTTACGATTAAGATTTAAACATTATAATAATTTACAATTTTCCCACTTATTTACAACAAACAAACATTATACGCCAGATTTTTGGGTTTCAGCATTAACATTATTATACACAATTTAGTTTTTTTTTTATTATTTCTTATTTCTTTTTTCTTATATTATATTATAAAATAATGAGTGTTTTTTATAATGTTAGAATGGATGGTATTGCTGGAATTGGTAGAACAGATTTAGGTAAGAAGACCGCTGAATTTAGAGAAACAAGAACAGATAATATATTAGCACAACAAGATACATACCAAGTAGGTGTTGATAGATTTTCTATTCCTTCTGCTGGATTACCTTTTGCTATTATTGATACATCAATACAAGACCATAGAATGGCGTTTTATTATGCTACTGCTCGTGCGGAAAATCAAGGGGCATCTCCAACATCTTTTTGTGGTGGTTATGGTCGTGCTGTAAATATTAATGGTGAAGGATTAATGTTAAATCAAGCATTAGAAGATATTAATTTACCAACTGCTTATGCTGGATTACCACCAATTGGTGATTATCAAAAGGTTGCTAATAGTGCTAATTTAGCACATATATCAATTGATAAAAATTGTAAAGTAATTGAGATACAAAATGAAACAGAAGTTCAAGAAGTTATGAATGCTGGTGTAAATCATTCTTTTACTCAACAAGCATTAGAATTTAATAGTAGTAATTATAATGGTTCATTATCAACATTTCCAGCAACATTAAATAGATTAGGAAAAATGGCGATTAAAGAAGTTGTTAATGTATCATTACAAAATAGGGCATTAACCGCTACAAATTATCAAGGAGTTGTTTTAACATTAGGTGATAGCACTTTTGTTGCTGGAACATTAAACCCACAAAAACAAAGACAAATAAGTTCAAATACTGCTACACCACCAAAACTTTTTACAAGGGAAAGTATGCTTACTTTTTATGCGGTTGTTGAAAATATAGAAAGTGTTGCTGATGCTAATGGAAATTACGGACATTTAGAAAATTTAAGATTAACTATGATATATAAAAGAAGAAATGGTATATTTGAAGAAATCCCCTTGATGGCGAATTTAGGAGAAATTAATAAATGGAATAATGAACCAACACAACAAGGTGGAACAATAAATAATTTCAAAAATAGATTAGTTTTAACACCAACTGCCCCCATAAGTATAAAAAAATTAGTTCAAAAAGGATTATTAGAAAAAGGAAATCAAGGAAGTGTAAGAACATTTTTAGCAAGACCAACAATTGATGATGATTTTTATGTAAATGCTTTAAGTTCTAATCTTGATGGTTTAGCAGAAACAGAATTAAGATTATATAATGATGGAGATGCTGGACTTTTTACTATTGGAAGAATTAGATTAGTAATGGCGAATGTTCCTACTGAATGTGGTGATAATACTGCTATTAATGTAGTAAAACAAACACCATTTTGTGAAACTGGTTCTTTATTTCCAACATTTAATTATGATGAAGCATTAAAGAAATTTAGTTTTACATCATCAGCAAATTTTTATAGAGCAAGAGGAGGAGTTAATTTTCCAGCATCAGCAACTGAATTAGCATTACAACCAACAACATCAAATAATATTTATTTAAGTTATGATTTAGCATCATTATTTAGATTTACTTATTTAGATGTTGGAAAAAATTTAACTACTGGAAAAATAGCATTTTTTGGAACTTCACAAGTTGAAATTGCCCCTTTTTCTGGTTCTAATATTATAGAACCAAGAGGAAGAGGAATTGATGGGAAATGTAGATGTATTTATCTTGATACATCACATTATGATACTAAAAGTTTAACATCAATATCTAATCAAGAAGTTCAACAAAGTGCTTTTGAAAGAAAAGTAGTAAGACAAATTTTAATACAAAGCACAACTATGACTATTAATGGAGAATTTGAAGAAGGAAGAAGCACCATAAAAATACTTACAGATTTTGAACCAGATGTTGACGAACCTTATACAATTTTTCAATTTTCAGCAAAACCTTTAACAAGATATTATCCATTAAGAAGCACATTACCATTAAGAGATGTGGGGTTAAAAATTATGTATAATGATAAATTTGGAACAACAAGACCATTTATACTTAATCAAGGAGATACAGCAACCATAAAATTAGAATTTAGACCAAATAATATGATTTATAATTATGAGTAATTTTTTTGATTTATCTTTAATATTTTCTTACATTATATTATAAAATAATGAGTAATATTGTATTTGATGAAACCTCACAAAAATATAGAAATTTGATTACTAAAAATAGTGGTAATCTTCAAGTGGATATAATTTCTGGTGGTGGCGGTGGTGGTGGAGGTGGTGATGCTTCTGCTGGAAACCAAACAACACAAATAGGAAACCAAACCACTATGATTACAGAATTAACACAAATTGAAAGTGAAATTCAAGTAGTTGGAACAAACCAAACTAATGGAAATCAACAAGCAAAATGTATGGGAATAGATGGGACTGGAACACCACAACAATTATTATTAGAAAGTAATGGTAGTTTAATTGTTGGAGGAGGAAATATAAAGGTTTCTGTTGATGGAACTGGAACAACAACCCATATTTTAACTGATGCTACTGGAAAAATATTAACATCTTCTGTTGGAGATACTGGTGTTTTAGCAAGTATTCAAACAGATGTAAATAATTCAGCAAATACCTTGAATAATGGGACACAATTATCAAATATATTACCACAATCTACTTTAAATAGTGGTATTACAAATGACCCAGCAAATTCAATAGCGGTTGGATTAAGAGGAAGAACCACCATAGCGGACGCAACAACAGAAACTTTTTTAAAGTGTGATGCTAATGGAGTTCAAGATGTAGCAACAATTGGAATTGATAGTGGTGGTGTTTTAAGACAATTAAAAGTTGATGGAACTGGAAATTTAGTTGTTGATTTATTAAATGATAGTTCAACAGAATATACTGATGGTTCAGCATTACCAGCAAATCCAGTAGGTGGAGTAATTATGGGGGAAAATGATAGTGGAAATGGTGAAGTTATTAAGTCAACAAATAATGCTTTAAATTTTTCATTAAGAGAAACTGGAATAACAACAACTGGGATAAATGTAAATGTTCCAACTGGTGGATTGTATACATCTGCTGGGGTAAATATTAAAAGTGTTCCCAGAGGTATAATTTTTGCGAATTATGCTGATAGTAGTGCTTCAATTTTGTGGGAATGGTCGGTTGATGATGTATATTATACAAATGATGTAAGTGGTTTTCTTACTTTTCCAAATACAACATTAACGAAAGATAGTAATGACCCAACAAAAAATTATATAGAATTTACTTTCCCATTTAGTTTTATAAGATTTAAAATAACAAATTCTACTGGGAGCGACCAAGCATTAGCATTAAATATTTATTCAAAATCTGGTGCTGGATATTAGAAAAGACACTTTTGACTTTTAATTTAATATTCAAGGAATTATTTTTAGCAAAAGTGGATTATATAAAAATATAGACAATCCATACAATTTAACAAAAACATTATGATTATAGAATTTTGTATTTTTATTTAAAGTAAATATAATTATTTATATTTTCTTAAAATTTTTTTCTTATATTATATTATAAAAAAATGTCTGTTCCTTCAAGAGTTGTTGTTCCCCAACTTGATTTAGAGGATAATAGAAATCCTCACCAAAAGATTTCAATTAAAGGTGTTAAGCAAATTACATCACAAGAATTTACTGCTGATAGTGCTTCTAATAATGTCGCCAATTGGTCTATTCAACCTCCATCACAAAATACTATTATTGATAGAAGATTTTTACTTAATGTTAAGGTTGCTTTAACTAAAAGTGATGGTAATAATTGGACTTCCGTAGGAACTGCTGGTGGTGCTGTTCCAGCAAATGCTCGTTCTGGTAATTGTTTTAGAGATAGATTTTTAGGTAAATTCACAGATAGTGTAGCATATACCGCCCAAACCGCTACTTTATTAAATAACTCCGAGCATCAAAATGTTCTTGATAATAATTTCGCTTTAAGACAATTACCCCTTACTTCTTGTATTGATGTTTTAGATTTAGAAATAAACGGCACTCATATGAGTGTATCAATTGGTGATTATATCCACGCCATAATGAAATATACTACCCCAGAATATAGAGAAAAATATTTAAGTGGTTCTCCATCATATCCAGATTATCAAGCATCTTATGGTAATCTTAATAATGTAAGATGTGATTACGGCACAGACCAATACCCATTATCAACTGGTAATCGTAATGGATTACACGGAGAAACTACAAGAGGTAATTTTATGCCCCAAAATTCAACTGAATTAGGAGTTCCAATTGGAAATGAACTTATTTTTGATTTAACAGAACCACTTTTTATTTCACCACTTTTAGTAGGTGGAGAATTTGAAGGTATGACTAATGTTAATCAGTTAAATGTTTCAATTAGATGGAAGAGTGATTTATCAAAGATTTTCTCTGCTGTCGCAAACGCATCTATTCCAAGAGCGGATACTCTTACTACCCCAGTAAATGAAGTAGCATTACCAGCGGATGTTTCTGTTGATTTAAAAGGTGGAACTACCAATTATACACCAGTATTAACACTTAACTTTTTCACCGCCCAAGATGATATTGAAATACCAAATGAAATTTTACTTCCTTACCATCAACCACAGACTTATGTTAAAACTATTTCTGCTGTTAATAAAGATGCTCTCGCAAGTGTCGTTGGTGATAATATTAGAATTAATCAAGTTCCCCAGAAAATGTATGTATGGGTTCAAAAATCAAGAGCATCTAAAAATGGATTTGATGCCGATTATTGTTTCGCCCCAGAAAGTGTAAATATCCACTGGAATAATCAAGTAGGAGTTTTAAGTGGTGCTTCCAAGCAAGTTCTTCACCAAATCTCTACTGATAATGGTTTAGATGTTGGATATAATCTCGCTTACCAGAGTGGTTATGCTATGTGCTTTGAATTTGGTAAGGATATACCCCTTGAAACTGGTGAAAGTATTGGAACTCACGGAAATTATAATTTAAGAGTTGACGGAACATTTAGAAATAATGGTAATAATGTCGCCGATGTTGAATATAACATATTACTTGTTATGAATGGTTCTTGTATCATTTCACCTAATGAATGTAGATTAACTCTTGGAAACCTTAATGTTGACGAGAATATGTCCGCTGTTGATATGGGGGATAGATACAAACATATCCAGAATGAAGGTGTTTTCGGTGGAAGTGCTGGGGGTGGTTTCTTCTCACATTTAAAACATTTCGTCAAGAGAGGTCTTAATGTCGCTCATAATGTCGCTGGGGCGGTTCAAAAATATGCCCCTATGGTTCAGTCAGCAACCGCTTCCGCCTCACGAGCATTAGGAGGCACAGCAGTCGGTGGAACAGAAGTCGGTGGTTCAAGACGCAGACGCAAATAGATTAATTAAATAAAATTAATTTCTTTTATTATTATAGAAAAAGTCAAAAAAAAAAGTTATATAAACTCATTTCTACAATACGGACAAGAATTTTTAATCTTTATCCAATTGAAAAACCCTTCTTTACTGAATATATGACCGCAATTTGTTTCTATACCTTCTGTAATTTCAGTTAAAAGTATAGGACACTCTGTCTTTTTCTCATCTTTTTTAATCCAAATTTTATAGGAATTGGAAAGATTTTCTATATTTGTTTCTAAAATTGTATTAAATTTATCATAAATAATATATTTAATATCATTTATTTCTTTTATCTTTCTTATAAGGTTATTTATATGTTTAGATGTAGTATGTGAAAAAAACCAATTAGCAATAGCAGTTTTTAGATATATTTTTAATATTCCATTATTAAATTTAGCAATTTCCTCACCATAAGAATAATATGTTCCGTGTTTATAACTAAAATTTTTAGAATAATTAGTAAAATAGAAAAGTTTATTATCTAATGAATACTTGATTACATTATTAATATTTGTTATAGTCATTATATTTATTTAATATATTTATTTTAGTTTTATTTAGTTTTTTTTCTCAATTAATATTATAAAAATAATGGGTGATTTTATAGAAAAATTAGAATTTCTTATCAAAGATAAACGAAAAATACGAGATACAACCTTAAAAACTTATATGTTTAATTTAATTAAATTACATAAACTTATGGATTTAGGAAATGAAGTAAAATCATTAGATTTTCTTTTAAAAAAAGATAAAGTAGACAAAGCATTAGAAGGTAAGAAATTATCAACAAAAAAAACTTATTACGCATCATTAATAGTCGCATTAATGGCGGAAGGAAACCACGAGGATATAGTAGAAAAATATAGGAAAGAAATGGAAAGTATGGCGGAAGATTATAAGAAATTACAAGAAGAACAAGTTAAAAGTGAAACACAAGCAGAAAATTGGGTAAGTTTAGATAAATTAAAAAAGGTAATGAATGATTATAAAAAGGAAATAAGACAGAAAGGATTATGTAAGAAGGATAATTTAGATAAAAAAGAAATGGAATTAATTAAAAAATGGTTAGTATCAAATCTATATTTAAATCCAGATAATCCACCGATGAGATTAGATTATGCTAATATGAAGATAATAGATAATAAAAAATATAATAGTTTAAAAGATGAAGATAAAAATAAGAATTATTTAGTTGTTAAATCAAGAAATCATAAATTCTTTCATTTTGGTGATTATAAAACAAAAAAACAATATGGGAATAAGGAAATTAAGGTTTCAACACCTCTTAATTCTGTAATAAATTGTTGGTTAAAATTTAATAAGACAGATTATTTATTAAATAATACAAAGAATGAACCTATGACTGAAAATAATTTAACAAAATTCTTAACTAAAACATTTTTACCTTCTGGAAAAAATATAAGTGTGAATATGTTAAGACATATTTTTATTAGTGATAATTTTAAACCAGAATTACAGAAAAAGAAAGATATAGCAAATAAGATGGGACATTCAACCTCACAACAAGAATTATATATTAAAAAAGAATAAAAGACACTTTTGGTTAAAATAATTTATTGGATATATAATTTAATCTCAAAAGTGTCCCAAATCTTTCCAGTAAATCATTTGTCCTCGTGGGTCTTGGACTTCTAATTACAACCCATTTTTGTTTTTTTTTCACTCGTTTCTTATCAATTAAGGTTTCAAAAAAAAAGTAGTTAATATTTTTGTTATTAAAATTCAAAAAATCGGCATAAATTCGGCATAAATTCGGCATAAATGTGGGTATATACATATGATTTCATTTTTTCCTTATAAAATGATAAATTAATAAATAAAAACAAGAGCATTAATGTTATTGTTTTTAATTAAATAAAAAGAAAGTTTAAAAAAAAAGATAATTTATAATTTTTTACAATATTTTATCTTAATAAAAAGTGCTGGTTTTGGGATTGTATCTCCCCTTGCTCTATTACAAATTGTCCCTATTCTATATTCATTTTTTTGTTTTTCTGGGTCTTCTAATCTCCATAAAAATGCTCCATCTGTAAGATTAAAAACAAAATACATTTTTACACCTTTTCTTATTTCTTTCAAGGCATAATCCCATTTTTGTTTTTCAAAAGGATAATCTGGGTATTGTGTTGAATTAACACGACGACTTTTAACTTCATATTCTCTACAAACTTGACCTTTTGAATTTTTCTTATAATAATCAAATTTATGATACTTAAACTCTTCTGTTTTTGGGTAAAGTTCAATCTTATGATTACATTTTGCCTTTAAGATTTTAAGGACTTCAACTTCTTTATTTAAACCAAATTTTAAATCATCATCTTGGGTGCGGACAACTACTGAATTCATTTTATAATATATACAAATATTTTAATTTTGTAGAATTACAATTAATTAAAATTAAATTAAATTAAATTAGGAATTAATTATATAATGTAAAATTACTTTTTCCTATATATTCTCCGTCATTTGTTTATTTCTAAATAATTCAAGAGTTTGGATTATTTTTTTTATAGATTTATTCCTATATATCCTATATATCTGGATTTATTCCTTAATAATGCCTATATCTGGAATAAAAAATATTTTTTATTCCTATTATCATATCATAATACGAATAAAACTAATTAAAAATTAAAACTATCATAAAACCACTACATTAAAGGTCATAAAACCACTATATTTATTTGTTAATTAACAATCTATTATTATAAATCAAATATATTATGATTTATCTTACCATTTTCCTTTTCGTATTCCTTAACTTCCTTCATATATTTTTCATTTGCTTCTTTTTGTAATACTTCACATTTTTTACTTGCTTCTAATAAATCGTCTTCATCATCTTCTATTTTATAAATAAAGTTTTCATCTTCCTTACCAAATTCCTTTTGTATTTCTTCATTCAATTCTACATTATCATTATTAAATTTGTATTTAAATAAATCCCAATAACCTTTTAACATCTCCTCGTTCACATTATAAAACCATTCCTTTTTACCTTTCGCTATTGTTTTTCTTTCATTAACAATAAACTCTTTTCCAAATAATTGTCTTACCATTTTTACCATTATTTTTTTAACATCTTTTAATGTATCAAGTGATAATTTAGAAGTAATTTTATTTTTAAATAATATCTCATATTGTTGATATATTTTTTGTCCTTCATCTCCTTCAATTGTCTTTGTTGGTTCAAAATCTAATTTGTTCTTTGCTCCTACTTTCTGTAAGAACTTTTCAAAAAATATTATTTTGGATTTGTTTTCGTGTATCTTTAAAAATGAAAATTCTTCTTTATTTTTCATTTGTGCCTCCACACTTTCTTTACTTCTTAATAAATAAGTTTTTATGTTCTGGTAAAATTCTAATTCTTTACAATCCAAAAATAAATCTTTATTACCTAAAATCGCATCATCATCAAAATGAAAAAACAATTCATTAAGTTCTTTTACCTTTGGATTTTCTAAATCAAAATTATTTCTTAAATCCTCTTGATGTTCCTTTAATAATTCCTTCATATATTTTTTATCTGTTGTTCCATATTTACCTTCATCAATAAATCCTCTTTGTTTTATCATATATTTAAAATGACCGAATTTATTAGTTTCAAAACAATCATTATTGTATAAAATAGGATTTAATAATTTCTTATAAGCATTAAGGTCTTCTTCTTCCATATCCCATTCCCATTTATCTTGTATCTCTTCGGTTTTATTTATAAAATCTGCTGTATCTTCTAAATCAAGATATTTTGGTGCTACAAATTGCTTTTTAAAATAGATGTAATTAAGGTGTTCTATGTTTCTACTTCTTGCTATTTGTTGTATCATAGATTTAGGGGAGATTGTATGTTCTTTATAAAAACAATAAACTGGGCGTTTTATGGTGCTGTCTAAACCATAAATAATTTTTGGAGAAAATATAACTCTATCGTATTTGTCTAAATCTATAAAACTATCATTATCACTTGTTATAACCGCTACTATTCCCTTATCATCTTTACCTAATGTTATTTCATATTTATTAACTATTTCACCTTCTACGATTATTTCTTTTTCATTTACTTTTTCAAAAATTGTCTTATTAAAATAATCATTAAATATTTTTAATGCTAATGATTTTGTATCCATACAAACCATAAATTTATCTTGACTTTTTAAATCCTTTACCATATCTTCAATTTTAAACCATTCCTTTGATTTAACACCTTTATTGTGTTTATAAGTATTATTTACCATATATAATTTAGGTCTTAATTCCTTTACAAAATCAATTGTATAATTAGTTAAATCCGCATCTGCTAAAATTATTTGTTTACAATTTTGAATTATCTTCTTAAATCTTTTATAAACTGGTATTCTTGTATTTTTTAAGGTGGGACAAATGCTAAAATGTTCTATTAATGAAGAATATTCATCTAAAAACACTACATATTTACTTATATCTTTTATATAATGAGTTAATTTTATTAAACTATCTACTTGAATTACTACACTTTTTCCTTCTGGTATTCTATCACCATCTTTATAAAATTCATAATAAACACAATCAATACCATATTCATTAAAAACTTTGTATTGTTCGTAAGCAAGTGTCCTTCTTGATACAATACTAATAAATGGTTGTTTTGTATCTTTTAAAAATTGTTTTGTTATTGTTGTTTTTCCAGTTCCAGTATCACTTCTAAAAGCATAATCCTTACCAGTTTCTATTTTCATATGTTTACCTAATTTATCCATTTCTTTTTCAAAATCAAAATCCATTTTGTTATTGAGTAATGGTTTAAATTTTATATAATCAATTAAACCTTTATTACCAGTTTCAGTAAGGATTTTTTCAAAACAATTTAATTCATTTTGTTTATGAATATTATTCCACATTACAATATTTTTATTTAAATCTCTTGTTTTAAGACCATCAATACCATTTAAAGTTTCAAATATCTTTAAAAATAAGTCATATCTATTTAATTGTTTTAATGCCGTCATAAAAATTAACCATTTATTATAATCATTCCAATATCCTTTATCGTGTTTCAATAATTTATTAAAAATACTCTTGACTTCCTTATCATCAATATTATAATAATAATAATCTAATTCTTTATTAACTTTAACTAATTTGTCCTTGCGTTTCTTATTCTTTTTTTGTTCTTTTGAATATAATTTATCTAATAACCATTTTTTAAGATTTTCTGGAATTGTTTTAATTTCTGTATCATTTTCAATAATATATTCTTTTATAACACCATCTTTCTTTACCTTTGTCCCAGCACCGACAACATACCCACCATCACTTCTTATATCTACTGATAATTCCTCATTTGTGGTTTGCTTGATGTCTTCATCATAATTAAAAAATAAATGTAATCCACCGCTTCCAGTTCTTGTTGTTAAAGTGTTGAATTCCTTAATAAAATTAGTTCCAAAATCCTTTATAAATAAATTGTCTTCATCAATCTTATAAAAATCTAAATCTACGACAATTATGTTATTTATTTTTCCAGTTGGAATACCAATACCAGCACCATTTGATAATGGTTTCTTGGTTTTAGACCATAAATGATGGTTTTTTTTGCTCCATTCAAAAGAAGGGCATTTTGAAAAAGTTAAAAGTTGAAATTTTTTGAAATCTCCTAAATATTCGCTCATTTGTTTATATACTATACTAATATTATTATATTGTAAAATTACGAAATTAATTAATTTAATTAATTCAAGTTTATATAGGTAAGTATGTAGCGGATTTACACCCACTACAATCACATTTTTTGATTTATGGTGTGAAATCGTATCTGTAAAAATAAGTCCAACACCCATTTAGTCTTTTAATTTACTGATAGAAAAAATTGAAATTTAATTATTTTTAAAGATTTAATTTAAAAAAAAAGATAATTTAGGAATTTTGTTAATTCTCGTAAAATTATTATCTGTGTTAAGTATATATACAAAAAATGGTTTACAATCAATCTCATCTTTGGAATATTCAAGTTTTAAATCCAGTATCTAATGATATTATAGAACAATCTAACCACACAACTATTGATGATATTTTTAAAAAATATCCACATATTCCCTTAAATACTTGGCGTAATATCTGTATGGGAAGAAGTAAAATTTATGAAAAATTTATTAAGGTTAAAAAAGTTGAAAAACCAAAACCAGAAGTTGAACCTAAAAAATTAATTGATAATACCACTACATTAATTACCTTTGATTGAAAAAGACACTTTTGACTTTTAATTATATATTCAAGAAAATATTTTTACCAAAAGTGGATTTAAATATTTGGGTCTTTTATAACGGCAAATTGTCTACTATATCCACCCCTAAAATGTAAAGGATAAATTACATTATCTAATAAATCCTTTGTTTGTTCTTCTTTTTCTCTACATTCTTTAACTAATAAATAAGCATAAAAACTATTTATTATAAAAACACCAGTCATAACAGATATACACGCTATTTCAATTCCACTTATCATAATATTTATCAAGATAAATTCCTATATTGATAATTATTTACAAAAAAAAATAAAAAAAAAGTCTTTAATTTACTGGTCTGGGGGCATTAGCAATAGCACTTCCCACCTTTAAACCAGTTGCGAGTGCTGGTGCGAGTTCTGGTGCTACAACTGATGCTACTGGAACGGCAAGTTTGGTAATAACATTTGATATTGGGTCAATTAAATGATGCTGTATTCCAGAATTCCAGTGGAAATTTCCCAAATTTCCGCCTCTTGTTATTCCCATCATTTCACCATTTCTAAAATGTGTATCACTATAAGAAACACCTAAATGGTTTCCAACATTATCATTATGTTTTCTATCAACTCGTGGTCTTTCACCATTTAAAGCAACAAAATCTTTACTTAAAGTCATTATAATATATTACAAGAAATTAATTTAAATTGTTCCAAATCTTTGATTTTTATTTGGTTTTCCATATTGAAATGAACCACTTAATGATGATGTTTGAGCGTTTCCTTGTAATGTATCCCCTTGTAAAATTGATTTACCACCTCCAAACATATGAGTAAACATATCTTGTGTTGCTTGATTTTCTTGGTTCATAGTATCAAAAATATTTCCACCAGATAAGGGGTGAGAATGTTTTAAATTTAAATTTTGTCCTCTTGTGCTATGTGGGACTGGATTATTTAATCGTTCGTGTGGTAATTTATTCATATACAATTAGTCAAGATTTTATTTTTATTGTCCTATAATTTTCATTCTTTTTAATCCTTTTAATGTATTAGTTAAATCTACATAATATTTATCTTGATATTTTATTTGATTAAACCAACAATAATGATATTTTCTTTTTCCACAATCTTCAACATCATAATTGTTATTATTATTAATTCTTAATTGTAAATTTGCTATTATTTCAATTAATTCTTCAACATTTTTCTCTTCTTTTAATTTTATTAATTCCCATTCTTCATTAAAATCAATTTCCTCTTCAATAAATAAAGATTTTATCCAATTTAAAACCATAAATAAAAGAAAGAAAATAATTTATAAAAATGCTAATAATGGTAATAATGATGCGAAATTAAATCCACCTCCACTTTCTGGGTGGTTATTTATCATATTTAAATTATGAACCCTATTTTGTCTTGAATGTGGTGGTATTGGATTATTTAATCTTTCGTGTGGTAATTTATTCATTTTATATAATTTAACAATATTTTTTTTTTACAATATAAAAGGTAAAAATGAGGCAATTGTTCCAGCAACATTTTTGATTGTTCCAGATACACTTTGAGCGTCCCCACCAACTAAATCACCTCCATAATGACCCATTTTATGACCTCCGCCCATCATATTAGAAGAACTACTAACATTTCCACCCCTTACACTTCTGGGGATTGCTTTTGAAAGTGCTACTGGAACATTTGCTACTCTATTTGTTCCGTGATAAACATTTGCTCTTGTATAACTTGCGAGATTTTTATTATGTGGTCTTTCTACTGGTCTTGAACTGAATAAAACATTATTTAAATTACCACCAGTATATGATGCGTTTTGACCTCCTAAATGTGTTGGTGTTGGAACACCACTTAAAACTTCTTGGGTTAATGCGTTAGAAGAACTTGAACGAGGTTTTACAACATTCATAGGTGGACTTCTTGATGCTGAACCATATTGTGAGAACGACATATTCATTTTTTTATAATATAATGTAAGAAAATATTTTAACAAATAAAAAAAAGACACTTTTGCTATAAATATTTATTCACTATTAAAATTAAATCTCAAAACTGACTTTTTTGATACTTACGAGTTGGGACACCTAAATGGTTATAATAATATGCTGGTGCTGGTAAACTATTTATAACACTTCCCCCCTTCATTTCAATTTCCATAATATAATGTTTTTCAAAATGATTTTCAATTTTTTTATCAAGATTATTAAATTTATCCTTCATTTTTTCTAATTGTTTTTTCAAATGTGTCTTTTTTGGATTATCATTCATTTCATTAATAATATCGTTTATATCATCTAAACAATCTTTAACATTCTGGTATGCTTTCTCATACTTTGAATAAACTTTTTCATAACCACTTCCATCGTGTATTTCATTATGTATCTTTTTTTCTGTAAATTCTTTCATATCTTTAAAATCATCATCTAATTGAACTACTGCCTCTCTTAATTCCTTTTCATTATTCATTACATTTCCACCAACTAAATCACCACCTTTTACACCACTTTTTTTAATATTTTCTATTGCGTCTTTTCTCATATCTTCTTTTAATCCTTCTGGTTCATTTCCATAACCATAAAAGTCCTCTAATTCGTGTGCTATATTAAAATCTTCATCTGCGAGTTTAAAGAAATCGTCCATTCCTATTTCCACACCTATTTCCTCATCATCATCTACAACATCTAAAAGATATGGTATTTTTGCTACTGGTGTTGCTTGTATTTTACTTATTGGTTTAGGGTGTAATAATGCCTTTATTTTATTTCTATAACCTTCATCTAAATAATTTTGTCTTTCTGCGTTCATACTTCTTATTTTATCACTCATATTTGGATTATCTTTCAAATCATAAAAATCTTTCTTTTGTAATTTTATATATGCTATGGGTAATCTTTCAATCTCTTGTATGGCGGTTTCTGTTTCCTCGTCTGTTAGACTTAATGCTCCCTCCCATTTTACGCTTCCCTTTGTTATACTATGGGATTTAAATAATCTCTTATCACTTACCCATTCAGCAAGTTCATTTAATCTTGATTTGGTTTGTCCTCTTGGTGGTTTTAAATGTGGTGAATAAATAAGTGCTACTAATGTTCCATTTGGTTTTAATAAACTAAAAGCATATTGGACGAAATCTAAATCAAAAACTTTTTCTTTATATGTTATTTCATCTTGATTAATATTAAATGGTGGGTTCATAAATACATAATTAAATCTATCACTTGGTGTTAATCGTAAGAAATTAGGTTCTTTATAAATAACTTCTTCTGGATTATGTCCTATTGTTGTTATATATTCTGTTAATTTTTTTCTAACTTTTTTATCAAATTCTGTTGCTCTAAATTGTGCTTGTGGTAATTTTTCTAATAAAAATTGTATAATATCACCTCTTCCAGCGGTAGGTTCTAAAATTAATAATTCCTTATTTGGTTCATTTTCAATATTAGACATATCATACATAACCTTAATATGTTCTGGTGATGTGTTAAATTGTTGATATGCTACATTTTTTATTTTATTTAAGGTCTTTGTTGTTTTATTTTTAACAGCATCTAATTTTTCAAGTGTTTTATTAGATAAATCAGCATTTTTAGTTATTAAATCTTGTCCTTTTCTTACATATTTAGTTAAAACTTCTTCATAAACCTTTTCTTTTTCTTCTGGTGTTTTTGGTTCTTCTGCTTCTAATCTATCCATTATTTCTTGTTCTGCTGGTGATATTCCCTTCTCAAATGATGGTATATCATTTATTAAATAATCTACGAATTCATTAATTGTATGTTGTTTAGATTTACTATAAATATATAAGAATAAGTCAATTGTTGTATTTGCTGGTGGGTTAAATTCTTCTGCTATTTTTCTTTCAGTTGCGTATCTATTAAATGCTACTTTATTATAATATTCTTTGGAAGTCATACCAAGTGATTTTGCCTTTGCGAGGTCTTCTGCCGACATCCAGATGCGTTGTTTATCTTGACTTTCACTTTCAGTAGTTGTTAATGATTTTTCTTCTGCTTGTTTCTCTTTTATTAAATTTAAAATTAATGAAAATGTTTTATCATCTTTAATTTTCCTTACTTTTTCCAATAAATCAATTTCTTCATTATTAATAAAAAATGTATTGTATACATTTACATATCTAAATTTTTCTGGTAATGATGCGTGAGATTTATAACGAACACCACGACCTATTACTTGTTCTCTTGTTGCTTCATTCCAAGGTTGGTCTAAAATATAAATATTTGCTGTATTTTTCAAATCCAAACCTTCCGCACCAGCACGAGAAATAATCATAACATTTACTTGACCGCTATTATATCTTGAAACACTTTCTTGTTTTTGTGATGCTCCTTCTTCACCAGAAACAACAGCAAATGAAATTGGTTCATTTTCTTTTTTATCTCCTTCTGGATTTAATCCATTTAATAAATTAGATAATGGTGCTATACCTTTTTGGATAAACGCCATATAAATAATAAATTGTGGTGGTTTTCCTTCATCTTCAAATTTTACTTTTGCTTCTCTTAAATGATTTACAACTTCTCTTAATTTTTTAAAATCACCTAATTGATTTATTATCTGTCTTGTTCCAATATAATATGCTTTAAGTGCTGGGTCTGCTGATTGTGCTATTTTCATATAATCTTCATTTTCTTGTTCCGTCATTTTAAAGTCTAAAATAAATTCATTTTTCTTTGGGAAATCTTTATTATCAAATGCTCTTTGATAATGACTTACTCTATATCTAAAATAATCTTCATTATCTTTTTTACTATTAATAATATTAAAATATTCACCTTTTTGTAATTGTAATCTTCCATCAATCATAGCGAGTAAATTTTCAACATCATAAGGTGTATTGATAAATGGTGTAGCGGATAATAAAAGAGTTTTTACATTAAATTGAGAACAATTATCAATTACTGCTTTTGCTCTTCCACCAGTCCATCTTATTTTTTCTTCTGGTATATGTTTATATTTATCATTTCCTTGTGGTGGTTCATCATCATCAAAATCATCACTTTGTTTATTTTCTTTTGGTTGGATATATGTTCTTAAATTATGTGCTTCATCAATAATTAATAATGTATTCTTACATATTTGTTTTATCCTTGCGTATTTTTCATAACTATAAAATTTTAGTCGTGTATCTCTTATATCTAAACCAATACTAAATAATGTTTCAACAATATTAGATAAAAGTGCTGATGGTGCTATAAAAACTACATTACCTTCTGGATAATAATGTAAGAAGGTTTTTATCGTCATAGATGCTAATATGGTCTTACCAGTTCCTACCGACCAATATGCTAATGCTCCACGATAATTTGAATAAATCATTTTTCTAATAAATGTATCTTGTTTATCAATTAAATTTAATTTTTCCTCTTTTCCAGTCAATTCCATACCTTGAATTTGTTTCTTATATGTTTCAAATGGATTAATTTGTTTTTTTTGTTTTTTCATAAATTCTTCTTGTTCTTTTTGTGTATACGCTTTTTTAACCCCAGTTAATTGTAATAATGGTTTAAATACATCTCCACTATCTTTTCTTGGTGCTAATCCTCTTATACTATCCCCAATATCTATATTATTTATTCGTGCGTATTCTTCTAATTCTGCTCTACTCATTAAATTAAATTCTTTGGGGCAATTATCTTCATTCCATAAATCTATTAAAACATCATCTAATACTTCTTTTCCAGTTAATTTTTCAACATCAAATTTATTATTTGTTTGGATTTTTATTAATGATTTTAACCCATCTAATTGTGGTTTTTTAATCTTATCTTTTTTCTCTGTATTTTTAAAGAATTTTTTATAACCTTGTATACAATTAAAAGTGGATTTTATTTTCCATCTTATATCTACAAGTGGGATTGGTTTTTTCTTTTTCTTTCCAAAATCTAATTCGTCATCATCTAATTCTGTTATTGTTGGGTCGCCTTCTTTTTCTAATCTTTCATCTCTTACTTCTATTAATACTTCTAATTCATTTGTAAAATCATCATAAGTTTTTTTATATTCTGGATTATCCTTTCCTTTTCCAAGTGTTGCGTATGTTTCAATTTTGTTTTTAAATTTAATAAATTGGTTTGCTTTTCTTATTACTTTTGGTAAAAATTCCACATCAACAGCAGTCATAAAAGTTGTTAAATCATCATCTTCTTTTTGTAATCTTGCTAATGTAAAATCTTTACTTAATCCAGTTTCTTTTAATTCTCTCTTTTCTTCTTCTTTTCTTAATCTTTTTTTAAATCTTTCTTCCTTTTCCTTTTCCTTCTTTACTTTTTTATTTTGTTTTTCTCTTTTTTTCTTTTCTTTTAAATTATCTGCTTTTAATTTATCATTCCACGCCTCCTCTCCATATTTTTTAATATATCTATCCCTTTTCTCATTCCAAATAATATTATGATTTTGTAATATTTCATCTTGTATATCTTTTATTTCATCAATATTTGTTATTGATTTTTCCCATTCCTTCATAGTATAATCAGTAATTGTTTTCATTAATACATTTAATTCATCTCTATATTCATCAAATAACTCTTTATTTCTTACTTCATCTTTTAATGGTAATTTATCGTCTTTATCTTTCTTCCAACCTCTAAATTCATATAAATAATTAAATCTATCTGTTGTTAATCCTTGTGATGCTAAAATATTTTTTAAATCATCTTGTAATCCATTTGTAAATGTTTTTATTACATTCCAAAAATTTAATTGTTTATCTTTTACACCATCAATTAATTTTTGTGTAAATTCTCTTGCTGGTGTTTTTAAATCACTTAATCTTGCGTCCATAATAAAATAAGACCACGCACAACAATAACCACCAACTTCTTTATAAGCGAGTTTATCCATATAATAAACTAATTCACTATCATTTGTATTTGTAATTGTATTATATCCTTTATCTTTCATTAGTTTTTTTCTATCTTTTGGTTCTATACTTTGTAAACCTTGAAAAAATGGATAATGTGATTTAAAGTCTTTTGGTCTTTTAGGGCATACATCTTCCGCACCTTCTACCTTCCAACCCTTATCTTGTTTATTAAAATATTTACCAATTGCTTTAATTCCATCTTCAACTTTTTTATTTAAAGCAAATTCTATTTTTTTGTTTTCTTATTTTCTTTTCTTTTTCCAGTTGCTCCTCCGTGAGGTTCAAATCTTTCAATAGTTTTTAAATGATAATTAATTATTATCATATTTCTATGAGCGAAGTTTTCTTTATAACCAACTGATAATGGTATACATAATACTTTCTCTTTTTCTCTACATAATTCCATTTGTCTATAAAGTAATTTAAATATTGCGTTATTTCTCTTTTCACTTGCTGTAAATGGTATTTCCATAAAATATGCTCCATCTGGTGTTTTCAAAAATATACAATCATTATTATGTCTATTTAATATTTCTAAATACATAAAGTCATCTATCCAACTACTACAAACCCAAGATGATACTTTATCATCAACATTATGGTAAACATCTTCCATATTCTTAATAAATTCCGCCATACTATCCGCTGATTTTTTTGGATTGATTTTAATTTCATTATTAATTTTATCTAATGTTGTTTTAAAAGTGTCTTTTGTTTGTTCTTTTTCTTTCTTTTCTTTTTGTAATCTATCTATTCTTTCTTGTCCCTTTTTAACTGCTTCGTCAACTGGAAATTTTGGTTTCTCTGTTATTTCTAATTTAATATTTTCTTTTATTTCTTCTGGTGGTTCATATTTAAATATAAATGCTCTATTTAATCTATTACCAAATGCCTTACTTGTAAAAATAAAAGTTGGTTTTTCTTCTATCTTTTCTTGTCCTATTACAACACTATCTTTATTTACTTTTACAACTCTTCTATTTTCATCTCTTCTTTTATCAAAAATTATATCACCTACATTTATATCTTCATAATCCTTTTTTGTTTTTTTCTTTTGTTCTATATCTTGTTTATCTTCTTTTTTTTCCTTTTTCTTTTTAGTTTCTTTTTTTTCACTTCCTTTTTTTTCTTTAATTAATTCTTCAACTAATTCTACTAATCGTGTATAATATTCTTTCTTTACTAATGCTTCGTCATAAGAAGCACCAGAACCTTCCCTTCTTTTATGAAAATCTGCTACATTACTTCTTGCTTTTATTAATGATTGTTTAATATCTTTTAATTCATTTTTTAAATATTTTAAATCTTTATCCTTATATTCTACTTTATATTCTTCTAACCACTCCTTATATTTACTTTTTTTCCATAATGCTTGTGTTTGTCTTATTATTACTGCTTTATTTCCGTGTGGGTCTATTCCTTTCTCTTTAATTATTTCTTCAATATCTTTTTCTTTCTTTTTACTTTCTTTTTTTTCCTTCTTTTTCTCTTCTTCTTCTACTTTATCTTTTCTTCCTCTAAATGTTTTCCCAACATTTTTAAATCTATTTTCAAGACTTTTAAAATCATCTAATGTGTGTGTTCCATTCATTTTATTTTCCATAGAACCGAAAGTATTACCAAAATCACCAAAAGATATTCCATTATCTTTATTAAATTCTTCAAAAAATTCTTTTGTTCCGTCTTTTTTTAATTCACTCATATTTATTTTACCTTCTGGTTTTACTGCTGGAAATGCTTTTTGATATTTATTAAAAATAATGTTTTTTTTATCTTTCATATCATTTAAAAAACTTATTGCTTCTATGTAATCAGTTTTTGTATATTCTCTATCTCCTCTTGCTAATTTTTTAATATTAAATAAGACTTTACTATCTTTAACATATTTTTTAAATTTTTCTGTATTACTTTCTGGTTTTGGTGCTTGTGGTAATTTGTTTTTAAAATAGTCATTACATTTACTTTGAATTTTGTTTGCTGTTGATTTCATCGGCATCGCTTGTGTTAAATCTTCTTCATCATAATCTTTTGCTAATTCTTCATCTACTTCAAAACCAAAACCCTCATAATATTTAATTAATTTATTTATATCAAAATTCTTATCTTTATTATGTTGAATAATATTCCCAGCAACTAATTTAACTGATGCTCTTGGTGATAAATCTATTTTATCTTCCATATCAAAAAGTGTTTCACAAATCATAACCCCACCAAAACCCTTTGGTAATGCTGGTTCACCAGTATTAATTTGTGTATTTAAATAAGATAATTCTATTTGATTTCTACCATAAACTTCAAATTCAACCGCACCATTACCAAGTTTATACATATAATCTCTCGGCATATCGTCTTTATCTCCTATTGTTGTTGTCCCTTGTCTATATAATTTTATCATTTGTTTTTCATTTAATTGTTTTTCTTTACTTTTTTCAATTAATTCTTTATAAACCTTATCTTTTTCTTTGTCTAATTCTGTTGTTAAAGATGATTTTACTTCTTCTTTTTTCTCTTCTTTTTTCTCTTCTTTTTTCTCTTCTTTTTTCTCTTCTGGTAAGTTTTTTTTCAAGGTAGTAAGAAATTTTTTTTCTGC